CTGATACTGACACAACCATCGACAATACTGCTGTCATGGCTTTGATTGGCTCTAACTTTGCAGCTTACGTTGCACCTACGCAGGAAGAACTAGACGCAGCACTTGCGGCAGAGGTTCGTGCTGATCGGGATGGGCGTCTTGCGGAAGTAGATGCTATCGCTGGCAATGCACTCCGATGGGCTGACCTTACAGCAGCTAAACAAGCTGAGTGGGCTGCATACCGTCAAGCACTATTGGACGTACCACAGCAAGCTGGGTTCCCTGATAATGTCGCGTGGTCAACTAAACCTTCATAGAGAAAGTCTAGCTTGATAAATGGATAGAGTTAATTTGTTCGTAAAGCGATTTAGGGAAGCCTGGGTCGCTTGTTTGTTTTGTATGGTCCAAGGCGACCTTACAGTAATCTCAATCAACCACGCCATCACAGCAGCAAAGACGGGCACAATAGCCGCATCAGTCTTGGTAGCTCTTAGCTACTCACCTAAGCTGTCTGGCAGCAAGACTTGGAGCCTTTGGCTGATAGGCGTCATCACAAGCATCTCCGACTACGCAGTCCACCCCACACACTTTGGTCCAGAACTAGCTGAGGCACTTTGCACAGGCGTGGGCGCTGCTGGGATTGCTTACGTTATGATGACGTTTGTGGATAAAGAAAAACCCCCTCAAACTTAGGATAACCAAATGACTGACAGTGAAAGCTGGCATCTCTCAAAGAGTGTGCCTTTGACGCTTATTGTCGGCCTCATAACTCAGGGTGCAGCCATAGTCTGGACCGTGAGCATGATGATGGGCGACATTGAAACCAACACCAAAGACATCGACATGTTCCACCAACGCATCAAAGAGATCGAGAACATGGTGCAGACACAGGCCATTGCGATGGCAAGGATTGACACAAACATCATGCACATCCGTGGTGCTGTCGAGAAGATGGCCGAGCGTTAAAAAGGAGAAACCCGATGCTTATAGCAAAGCTAATTGATCCTGTGTCTAAGCTCCTGGACAAGTTCGTAGAAGACAAAGACCAGAAGGCTGCTCTGGCCCATGAAATCAGTACCATGGCAGAACGGCACGGCCAGGAGTTGGCACTAGCTCAACTTGCGGTCAACAAAGAGGAAGCTAAAGGTAACTGGTTCCAGTCGTCATGGCGTCCTGCGACTGCATGGGTCTGTGTAGTGGGCATGTCCATAAACTACATGGTGTCTCCGCTGCTTGCCCCGCTAGACATAGATGTACCGCAGGTTGATACATCGGTGATGATGCCTGTCCTCATGGGACTTCTTGGCCTTGGTACTCTGCGCACCTTCGAGAAGACCAAAGGAGTGAACAAGTGAAGAAGAACTTTGAGCACTCATTGGATATGATCCTTGAGCACGAAGGTGGCTACGTGAACCACCCTAGAGACCCAGGCGGCATGACCAACCTTGGCGTGACCAAGCGTGTCTATGAGAAATGGCTGGGCCGTAAGGTCAGCGAACAGGACATGCGTGATCTGACAGTCTCTGAGGCTGCTCCTATCTACAAAGCGTGGTACTGGGACAGGCTGAAGTGCGATAGTATGCGCAGTGGCGTCGACTTCTGTGTGTTTGACCTTGGGGTGAATGGCGGCGTAGGCCGTGCTGCACGTATGCTACAGAGAAGCGTTGGAGCTAAACCTGATGGTGCTATCGGCCCTAAGACGTTGGCACTTGTAGATGCTACAGAGGCACACGTCTTGATCAACGAGTTCACTAGGCGTCGTGAGGCCTTCTATAGGCGTCTGAAGACTTTCAAGACGTTTGGTCGTGGATGGTTAGCACGAAACGAAAAAACACAGATCGCTGCATTGGCAATGATCCGTAAGTAACCCTGGTAGTCCCATTTATCTACCAGTCGCGAAGCCTAGGGGCGGCACATAGGGAACCCTGGGCCATTGAAAGGAGGTCATCCAATGTACGATGGATTTGATCCCAACAAACCTGATTTTACAAGAAATGGATTGTAGGTCGCCACAATAAACTGATTGGTCCGTGGCGACCCAACTGGCACTGGTTAGGACTACTGATAGCGTCCTGATCAGTGTTTTTTTATTTACACTTGATAATCGGTGCAAGAAACGGTAGTCACGATGTGATACTTAGGTATCGACGGTGCAAAGGAGCAGGGACTGCTAGACGGTGCCACCCTTTGTACCACCCAGCACACCTTAACAATCTATGTCGTCGTGGTGGTACTCGCGGTCCCCGTATGGGTCTATGCGCCTATGGACCGTTTCGAGCCACACCCAGTGTCCGTAGATCCACACGGGACGCCAAGCGAACCAGCCGTTCCATTCGCGGCTTAGGCCTCTACCTTGAGGCTTCGGGTAGATCATCTTGTGCTCTCTTTCACTATTTTAGTCCGATATAAGCCTGGTGAAGCATCGAGTGCCGATACGACATCCAAGAGCTGTCTGACGCTGATGACGCACAGCTGGTGCTCTTGTAGCTCTTCGGCAAACTGCCTGATAAACACGACGCCATCGGACTCGATGAACACCTCTAGGTCCTCATGCTCGGAGGCCTCGTCTAGTGTCGTGATGACGGTCGCGTTGTCGCGCTCTTTCTCTACAGTGAACATAGGTGTTCTCCTGTCTCTTTGGTTGGTTGTGGGGGGGATAAGCAGTTTGCGTACTTGCTCAGGTACTGTGGTTTAGATGTCCACGATCTCACAGACGCCGCTTGTGCAAGCCAATGTCTGGGAGCCCTTGGTGTTGTCTTCTAGTTCGAACTCAGACAGCTTTGACCAATCAATGGCCTTAGGCATCTTAGCCAAAGCAGCCTCATACTCTTCTTCAGTACAGTCTTGGTACGGGGCCTGAGCATACGTGTGGTCGAACCTTGGCAGGAAGGATACACCAGACATCTCATCGAAGTGCTTGTAAACGAAAGCACCCACTTCTGCCCACTCGCTGTCAGCCACAGAGACGGTCACTGAAGGCTTGTGGCACGTATAGTGACGTTGGTATGCCAACCACATCTCAAGCTGCTCTACGCCGCTCATATCGTTACGTGTGACTGATCCCTCTGGTGACTTCGTAGGGAAGCTGAAGACAGTCGTTTGGTCGGGCTTCATCACGCATGGTTCCGCTGGAATACCATGGGCCATTAAGAACTGCGTGAGGGGGTCTTTGTTGTCCCCACGGACTGTTCGAATATAGAAGTCTGAGTGTCTCGCATGGATGCCAGATGCTGAGTTCACGAGGCTGCTCACCGTGCCACTTGGCTTGACCGCCGTTACAGCAGCAGACGTATTGATGCCCAACTGTGGTGCATAGATCTTGTTGGTATCCACGGCAATCTTACGCCACTGTTGGAGACGACCTTCAAGACCAGGCTCTTTACCGTTGGTCAGACCACAGTCCATGATTCCTGTCATAGAGACACCCAACAAGGCTTCTTCCTCTGTGTTCTTACGCCAGCAATCGCGTAGGTAGGGGAAGTTGGTCATCGTCGCTTGGATGGTGCCCAAGATGGACGCTAGACGTATCTTACGAGCGATGTCGTCAGAACTGTCTGTAGACCGCACAACTGCTTCCGTAAGGTTGCAAAACTGACCACCTGTGCCTGGGATGCCTCTGAGGTACGTTTTGCCAGTCTGATGGTCCGTCGCTTCCTCCAGCTTCTGTCCGCGCAACACGATCTCACTGCAAGGGTTGGTCCCGAACTCCCACATGTGGTCACGGATTCCCTCTTTCTCAGCTTTGTTAGCAGCAGCTTGTCGATTGAAGATGCCACGTTCACCTGAGCCAGAGGCAGCCAGTGATGCCCACTCTTGCATAAACTCAACTCCAGTCGGCTTGCTTTCAAAGGCCACTGAGTTGTTAGCTAGAGCATAGTGACCGTTCTCTTTGTACCACTCTCCAGACTTAGCAACACGCATCTCTGGGTCACTCAAGTCAGACAATGAGATCATAGCCGAACGACGGACGCCACCGACGACCACTACTTCACCGATCCTACACATGATACCGTGACACTCGATTGGTGACAGCTTGCGGCCTTCTGCTTCTGTGAACATGTCGATGGTGTACTGGAACAGTTCCTCTAGAGGCGCTGGGCCAGACGCGCGTCCGCCAAAGGTCTTCAGACGGGCACCTGCTGGACGTACTTGGGAGACATCCCACTTAGGAACTTCACCAGCGTAAAGGCTTTCGACTACTTGTCGGTAGGCATCAGCCCAGCCCTCTTTACTGTCTTCGACAACAACGGTCACATCAGCAAACACTAGGGCAGGGATGTAAGGTAGGCTGCGTGTGTATTTCTCTTCGACACTAAAGCCTACGCCTGTTCCATTCAGTAGAATGTAGAGCACTTCGTCGAAGCAACGTGGGTGGTCGATGGGCGTATAAGAGCAGTTATAGCCAGCCGTATTGTCACGCAGAAGTGCAGCACCAGCTGTCATAAGCGCCCTCATGGACGGCATGACTTCTAGGGATAGAATAGCTTGTTCAATCTCATCGGCCAACGGTTTGCCAACCTTATGTGCCACGACATTCTTGACGTAACGGTTGACTGTCTCAGACCAACTCTCGCGGCGGCCTTCCTCTTCGATCCAACGTGCATAACGTGATGTGTGGATGAACGCTTGGTAGTCAGTGGGTAGATAGTTATTCATTGGGATCTGTTCCTTGGAGTTCTATTTGTTTTTGTAAGTTGGCCATGGCTCTCCACGCGACTTGGACCCAGTCTTCGTCGAGGATGTGCCTGTGCATGGCGTCTAGTTCGTCGCCTGACTTGCTGCGGTCCCAGTTAAGGGTTTCAGCTGTCTGGCCGTGCTGTATGCCACCAGCTAACGAGAGCTTGGCGACAGCTGCTATGGCGTCTGGGAAATACTTGATGAAACCCGTGTAGACAGGGATTTCCTTGCGCTCTTTGGCATCTTCTGGGAGGCCTACAGTCCCATAGAAACGGCTCATAAGATGGCCTCATCGCAGAGACACAGAGCCTTGTTCATGCGCTGACGGTTGTACTCATTGATCAAGTAGACATGAGAACGCCCAAACCTACGTCCGCCACCTTTGTAACCAGCCAAAGTGAGGGCACCGTAGTTAAGCAGTTTGGCAAAGGTAGTCCGCACTGAGCTTTCTTGGTATCGACCAATGAATGGCTTCTGGAATATCTCAGTGTCGTTGGGGACTAACTGTATTTCCAACCCTAAGCGGTAGTGCTGGGACCGTGCTGTGGGGAACACTTCGCTTTCAAAGCCTGGAGTTTCTCTTGAGCCTGGTGCGAGGTAGGAGCGGTCAATAGACTGTTCGTGCTCAAGGACCATCTGTCCCCATTTGTATTCTTGTGCTGGTGTCATAATTCATGGCTTCCATAGTTGTACTTGTGATGTCTCATCGTCCCAGTCTGTGTGCCGCAGTATTCGGGCCAGACGCGCCTGAGTGAGAGCGTAGGTTTCATCGAGGTTTTCTTTTTGGTACTGCTTGACCACCGCGTTCCACGTAGGGTGTGAGCCCAGTATCTTGTCGGCTGTCTTCGGCCCCACTTTGGGGCACCCTGCGTAGCCATCGGTCATGTCGCCCATCAGCACTTGCTTCAGAAAGAAGGCGTCGGCTTGTGCTTCAGTTGTCGTGTGGAACTCATCGCTCATTGGCCGATAGAGCTTTCCAGGGATGGTCATCATGTCCTTGTCGTCAGACACAATGATGGCACTGGTGCCAGGGACTGATCCCATGATGCCCATGACGTCATCGGCTTCGAGTTGGTCCACGGTGATTGAGTTGAAGGTCTCCGCGACCCACTCAACGAGAGCCAAGTAGCCTACAGGCTTCCGCGTCTTCTTGCGTCCCCACTTGTATGTAGGCTCGACAGTCTTTCTGAAGTTGTTAGAGCCCGACATGGTGACGACCATATCTTTGGCACCCAGCTTCTCTTTGAACCGATCTAGTTGGTTCTGGAATATCTCCTTGGCCGCTCCGATGTCTGCGTAAAGTGACCAGACGTCGTTGCCCCAGTCGATCTCCTTTTCTACTGAGACAGATGCCCTGTAGAGGTACAGATCGCCGTCAATTAGTAACGTCGGGCGGCTGAAGGATGTCTTTAAGGATGTGCTTGATTTCATCGTGAATCTCCTGACCATAGGGCGTCACAAGCCAGTGCTTGCCCCATGTTTCATCGTCTATGTTTGTGGTGATAAAGCCTTGACTGGCGGCTATTGCGACTTGCAGGGCACCCTCACGCGCAAAGTCTGACTTTACGGTGAAGGGCTTGCGCCAAGCGCGGTCTATAATGATGAACATAGAGACTAGGTTCTCTACAGGTTCATTTACCTCAGTGCGTAGAAAGCCAATTTCGGCCCACTTTATATTCTGCGGCAGTGCTGACGTTGAGGCCGAGAGTAACTCCAGCTTCTGTTGCCATACTGCACGAGATCCGTCCGACGTCATGTGCGATGTCCTCTGTTCGACAGGCGACTTGGATTTCATCGTGGATCCAACCTACGATGTACGTATCGCCGCCATGCTTCTGTTTGATTTGGTCGTAGGTCGTCATGACCCACTGTTTGGCTACGATTGCCCCAGCACTCTGTAGTAACTGTGAGAGGCAACGGTGCTCACTGCGGATAGGCAGCTTGCGTCCGTCTAGCGCCTTGATGTAGCCGCGCTTGAAGGCTGTCTTGAGGTTCTTCTTGAGTGTCGCAAACGCTGGAACACCAGCATCAAAGTCAGCCTTGAGCTTCTTGCCTTTGGCCGCAGACCCACCAGCAACAGAGCCACTAAGCCTGTCGCCACCACCGTACATCATGGTATAAATGAGACGCTTCGAAGTAGGTCTGTCGACACCAAAGGCCTCTGCGTTAAAGCTGTGCACGTCACCGTCCACGACCTGCTTTGCGTACTCACCGTTATCGTAAGGTGCCAAGTAAGAGGCCAAGAGCCTCAGTTCGATGCCAGACAGATCGCATCCCATGAGGAACCAGCCCTCAGGCACACCAAATAGCTCACGGCACTCTTCGCCGTATGGTGAGCCAACCGATGGAACCTGCTGTAGATTGGGAGACTGTGCCGAAGCACGTCCTGAGACAGTCGAGTTGGACAGCAGCCGATGTCTGATTTTGCCATCATCCTCGACCTTCTTTAGCCACGCCCCAGGACCCTCAGCCAACATGCCGATGCGCTTCTGTATCAAGAAGAACTCAGCCAGCCTTTTGGCCTCTGGAAAGTGCAGAGCAGCCAATGTCGTCTCGTCGATCTTAGCAGAGCCGCTGGGCGTGTACTCCTTAGGCTTCCAAGCATACTTTTCTTTAAGACAACGCTCGATATGTGCTCGACTGCCTGGGTTAAAGTAGACAGTCTTTTGCTTAACGAACAGTTCACCTGCCTTGTATCCAAGTGTCTTGTTGTCCCGCTTAGGATAGAAGTCTGTTTCGATGATCCAAGGTGGAAAGAGGTCCTTTAGACTGTCCTCGATCTCATGTCTCTTCTGGGCCAGTGTGGCGTAAAGAGCCGTTGCCTTGCTTTCATCAAAGTTCCATCCGTTGTTGCCGATTTCATCACAGATTTCAGCTAGACGGTGCTCAAGGTGGATCGCTTGTTCAGACGGTTCAGTCTTCATGATGTGCTTGTAGAGAACGTCTGTGACCTTGGTATCCTGCACACAGTACGACATCATCACGTCACTGAAGGCTTCCCAGCCGCCATCATAGTCATCCTTAAAGTCGCCTAAGCGCATACCCCAAGCCTTGAGACTGTGGGCACCCATGAGCTTCTTTGGAAAGTTAGGACGGCTGAACTGTTTCTCTGCGTCGTCGTTGTATAGATCGCCAAAGACCAGACGTGAGAGAACCAAGGTATCGGTGACTTTGGCGTTTGTGTACCAATCAGGGTAGACAATCTTGATCGCAGGGATGTCGTAGTTGATGATGTTGTGTCCGATGATTTCATCAGCAGCCGACAGCAACTCAAGAGCGCCTTGGATTTCAGAGGGACCGAACTGACGGACCTCCCCAGTGTCTACTTCGCGACATACGATGCACCAGATGGTGTGTATGGTGTCTAGAAGGCCGTTGCTTTCGAGGTCAAACCCCCAGCGTCCGCCGCCACTCATCGGTTGTCACCAGAACCACCTAGTGTGCCACGGACCTTACGTGACGCCAGCTTCTCAAGGTTCATAACGCCCACTTCGTTGAGGCTGATGTTGAGGTCCTTGGCCAACGCTGCGGCGTACCAAAGCACATCACCTAGCTCTGCTGCGATTTCTGCACGTTGCTTGTCGGTGATGATGTTGCCGCCAGAACCAAAGGTGACATCGCTGTCTCGGATGAGCTTCTTGATCTTGCCAAGGACTTCTCCAGCTTCATTAGCTAGACCCAGTGCAGGGTAGATTACTGGCCATCTGTAGATCGCTGTTGCTGACATCTCTGCTTGGTAGGCGTTCAAGGTAAGGTTGTTCATAGGTAAACTCCGTCGTCGTGTATGTTCATGGCGAACCAATCAAAACGATCAGCGTCAGTCATACCGTTCAACATGATGTACTGGGAAAGGCAGTCTTCATAAGCCGCGCAGAAGTGTAAAAGTTGGTCTAGTTTGGCCTGATCTTCGGGTGACATCTTGCCTTCGTTATATTCCTCAGACGTCAGCATCTTCATCAGTCCAGCTTGGGCCTTTCGGATGCCTTTAAAGGATCTTAATTCTATATATTCTTGCATGTTGTTGTCTTCCTTTGTGTTCTGGAGTTGCGCTTTAAAAAGGGATGTCTGCGTCAGACACCGCGAGTAGCCGTGATGTGTCGTGGTCGTATTTAAGGTTGTCTGCTGGCCCCACTCGCCCAGAGTGACGGTTCTTGAGAACCACCAGTTCACGGGCACCTGATGTCGGGTCGTCTTCGGGGATTTGGAGGGCAATACAGCCATCGGCCAACTGGGCCAGACTGTGGGAACCACGTAGTTGAGACAGGTTCACTGACGCCCCGCCTTCGTGTCCTTTGTCGCCAGATGGGCGGCGCAAGTGACTGACTAGCAGCAGCGATATGTCGATCTCAGAGCATAAGACACGCATGGTGTGCATGATGTGGTCGATCAGAACCCGCTCGTTTCCATCCGCAGAACCCGCGTAGGAACTGATGAGGATCGAGACGTGGTCGAGGATGATGACCTCGCAACCAAGCTGGTGCTTCATGTAACGTATGCGGCTACAGATGGTCTCAAGGTCGCTAGAGCCGAAGTGGTCTAGCAGGTAGATGGGCCCTGACTTCATAAGACTGTCAAAGCCAGCCACGATCTCATCAGGTGTCGCGGCGTCGTCGTCGATAGTAATGTTCTTGCCAATATGCAGACCAGTGAGACCCTGGGCAGTACGCTTGGTACTCTCTTCGAGCATCAACATGCCCACAGCGTGACCCGACTGCTGTAGGCTGTAAGCGAACTCGCGCATCAGTGTGGACTTCCCGACACCACTGCCCGCGCAGATCGTAATGAGACCCTGACGCATACCGCCAAGCATCTTGTTCAGCTTAGGGTATGGGTACTTTAGGTGGCTCTCAGCATCTTGGACTGCAACGACTTCACGCAGGTCCGTCATGGCTACAATGCCATCGGGTCTGTATGCAGCCGCTTCCCTTACAGCCGTGATCAGCGGTCCCACACAGCCAGCCACCAGACACTCGTTTGCGTCTTTGTAGCCGTTGGGCATGGATGCTATTTTAACCTTGCCCACTGGCAGCACTTCGGCACACGACTGCGCAGCCTCTTGACCGCTTTTGTCGTCATCGAAGCACAAGACGATGCTGTCGAACTTCGTTAGGTAGTCGATGTTTTCCAAGAGGTGACGCTTGGCAGACTGAGCGCCGTGGGGGACGCTGACACAGCTGACCTTGTGGTTCATCACCTGGGAGAGGCTCATGGCATCAAGTTCGCCCTCGCAAACATAGACAGCCTTGCCTTTGCCAATCAGCTGCATGCCGAAGAGACCCATCTTTGACTTGTCGCCAACGACAGAGAACTTCTTGTCTCTTGTTCGTATCTTCTGGGCTACAGCGTTGCCGCGCAGGTCCTTGTAGGTCGCCAGCTGTATGGGCTGCCCGTCGTTGCCCTTAGTGACCATGTAGCCAAAGCGGCGGCACGTCTCTTCGCTTAACTGTCGAGACCGAAGTTCACTGTATTCTCCGCGCAGTAGCTGTGTGTTCACCTTGGTAGGCGCTGGGCCTCTTGGTTCACTCCCGTCACCAGGCACGTAGGCTTGGCAGCTGAAGCAATACTGATGACCGTCGCTGTATAGGCTGTTGGCGTCACTGCTACCGCAGCTATCGCATGGTTCGTGTCTGACGAACTGGCTGTCTTCCTGAGTTGTACTTGTGTGTTCCATGGTTTTTCCGTTCATCAGAAATGAAAAAGGGCCACCCGAAGGCAGCCCTGTTGATTACTTTTTGTTTGCAGCGGCTTTCATTTCGTCGATCCACTCGTCTGGGATACGCTTGTGCGCCCAAACCAATCCGTTCTTTGTGGCGAACTGGCCGTAGGTGGTCTTCGAACCTTTGTAGAGCTTGCTGTTGGCGTTCTGAAATAAGATCCGAAGGTCAACATCTGGGTGCTGCTGCTTGATCAGGATATGCTTCTGACGGTCAGCAGTGACCCATAACCCTTTTGTTTCTAACAGAAAAAACCCGCCAGGCTTAGGCAGCTTGAAGTCTGGTGTGTACTTCGATGTCCTTTGAGGCACGACGTACTCTAGCTTTACGCTTTCGTATTCGTATGGGATGCCTAAGGACTTCAGTTCGTCACCAGTGTCTTCTTCTAGGCCACTGCGGTAGCCAGCTGCTATGCCACGAAATCGACGTCTACTATTAGAAGTCAAAGTCGTTATCGTTAGCCGCTGCTGTGGTGTCCATTGCCGCGTCCATGGTGAAACCACCATCGACAGCTTCAAAGTTACCACCGCCAACGCCCATCGTGGCTTCAACGATCTGGATGTCTTGCAAGGTAATCGAGACACCCTTTGTCCCAGACACATCGTAAACATTTAGAAAGCCGCTTACGCACAACCGTGAGCCGCCACCAATGTTTGGTAGTTTCTCTGGTGGCACCATTTGGCCAGTGCTGTCAGCGAACTTAGGCTGGTACTTGGATTGAGCTTTAAAGCTAACGTCGCCAGTTTCTTCGTCGACCTTATAAGGCACACGGTGGTGCCCTTTGCCATACTCGGCTTCAAAGGAACCTTCGATCAGGTCAATCAAAGGACGTGCCGCTTTAGACGAAAGGACAATCTCTGTCTTGTACTTGCCCTCAGCATCGAAGGCAGTGTCTGGGCGGTTCAAGTGAGGGTACTTGGCTGTGCCGATTGGTGTCTTGAAGTTAATGCGCTTCTTTTTCATAGGTGCCATTTTGTGTTCCTGTGTGTGTTCATTGGATGTAAAAAAAGGGCCACCCGAAGGCAGCCCTAGTTCAACAAGGAGAGGTAGTGGGTAGAGGCCGACGTCAAGGGAGGGTTGAGCGTTCGGGTCTCTACAGGGGTGACACAAGGTCAGCTGAAGCAGAACTCGCTGCTAAGGACGCCTTGGAGGTCCAGATCCCCTTTGGCTGGGATAGGTAGAACGCCGTTCTCTGGGGCGTCCATCGCCGCAGGGTCTGACAGCTGCTGTCGGATTTCCTCTTGGAAACGCTCCAAGACGCAGCCGTTGTCGTACTGTTCAACAAAGGTATGGCGCACCGCGTCGAATAGCTCCCAAGTGTCACCAGACACCGCAAAGCTGTCATGGATCATAAAGAAGTCCGTCACTGGATCGTCCACGTCCTCATTGAGGTAGGCAATGGTTGACGCCATGTGTGCTGCGTCCAGAGAGTGGACCAAGTTGGCTGGTGTTGCCGCCAAGGTTTTACGCACGTTCACAGTACCAGTGTCCAAAGCAAAGGAGACCTTCGTGCGCTTCCTCACGTTGGCTGTGCGGTCATGCAGGAACATCTTGGCTTCCAGCTTGTGCTTCTTGCTGTACGTTTGGACAGCCTTAAAGCCACTTGGGCTTGTCCAGCATATGGGCTTACCATCCTCGGCCAACACTTTGACCACCGACTGCACCCATTCCATAGTGGCCGCAGCGCCAGGCAGTATCTGCTTGATAGCTGCATAGCTAACGACCCCAAGATACCGTGCCGAAGTGAACCTGTCTTCAGCGTTGTCAGCTATGGGGTGCCTGTCTAGCTTCTTATAGTTGACCAGCTTCTGAAGTGGCTGCATGACATCCACGACAAACTGACGGGCCATACCCGCAGCCTGACTAGAGTACGGGAAGGTCATACAGCTGCGCTTCAAGAGACTACGGTCCACACCGTAGGCCAACCAGCTTTTGGCTATAGATCCGACAGTCAGTCCGCCTTTGCCAAAGGCCTCGTTGTTCGTCTGCTGCTTCTCTAGTTCAGCTTTGACCACATCAGCGGCTTCTTTGTAGACGTCCTGCACGTCCTCAGATGGCACTAGGTTGACCAGACGCCCCTCCATGCTTCGTGACATCGCTGAGTAATGCTGCGCCCCGCTGTTAGTACCATCGAGGCCATAAGGCACCCGACCAACAAACGCCTCGCCTTCGTCATAGAACCTCTTGAGTTCAAAGACAGCCGCAAGGAACTGGAATGGATGGTCCGCAGCTTGCCAGCGGTCACAGTGGGCACGGTAGTCCCCAGCGATCTCCATCAGCCACTCTTTGTTGTCGTCGACCCACTTCACACGCTCATCCAAAGGCTTCTTAGAGGCCTTCCCAAAGTCACCACAGTTGGCAACGTGTACCTTTAGCCAGTAACTGTTGTTGCCTTCGATCAGGTATCCGTTGTGGAACTCAAAGAGGGCCTTGATGGCATCGGCCTTGTGGTAGTTGAAGGATGGCACTGGATAGAAACGCCCTCTGAAATCCAGGTTCCAAGGTATCCAGAACTTGGGATGTTCAGCCAGTTCCCAAGCCGTCTTCAAGTCCTGCTCCATAACCTTGGACGTGCCTTGGACCTCCCGCTTTGTCTTAAAGAAGTCTCGTTGGTCCTCTTTGATGGCCGCCTTCAGATCTGCATCCATTGTCTCATGGTCATCTGGCAACCTTGGAAACTCTGGTAGGTCTTGGGCAGGAAAGCTACCAAAAGACTGCCTTTGATCCCAGCACCATTGGACAGCCTCTAAGACAGGCCCATTGATGCTCAGAGGCGTCGCCTGAAGGGCGTTGAGTGCTCTGACGTGCTTGGGTATGCCTTTGGTGAACTGGTGCTCTAGCTGGGTTCTCTGTAGGTGTACGCCCTTGCGAACTAGACGCACACTTTGGGCCAACTTTGGATCGTGGTAGCAGCCAGTGTCGTAAGCTGTCCAAGGCTTGGGCGGTAGACCAACCATTGGTTTCAAAAGCGGCTCCATCCAGCTAAGGCGCTCTTTCGATTTCTCTAGTTCGACTTCAGCTTCATCAGTGAAGGTCAACAGTGACTGTGTGTTGGTCAAATTGACACGCACCAGGCTAGTCTCAAAGATATTGCAGTGCTGTAGTACAGCAGACAACACAGGCCCAGCGTTGGACTTACGTCGTAGCAAGGTTTTACGTTGGTCGCCTTCTTTCTTCTTGATGCCAAAGTAGAGAGACTGAGTGCCGTTCTTGGTACTGATGACCCTAAGGGCCTTCAGTCGGGCATCTGGTGAACTGTTAGTCTCTGAGGTCATCTTGATGATCCTCTTGGTGTCTTTGGCGACGTCCTTGGATTGATCTAGCATCAAATCTATAGACAGCAGTTCGTTGTCTATTAGCTTACCTATGTTGGCTGTGGTCTTACTAACAGTCTCTCCTTTGAGGACTGAGTTGTAGCAACTTTGGAGACCTATGAGGGCCAAGGTGTATGGAGACACCTTATCTAGGCTGTGGACCCAATCTGGTATTCTTCCTTTGCTCTTTCTTGCTTCATCCATGTCCAACTTTAGACCATCAGCGACCACTTCAAGGGCCTCGGTCAGCTGTAGCCACTCTGGTTGTCTTTCAGTGACCTTGGTGCCAGCCTGTAGGTGTCTTTGGTTCCACTTTGCCTGTCCGTCTTCACGCATCCCTAGATCAAAGGCCGCGCTAAGTTCTTCATCAGTATAATCCATGTTTCGGTCTTCCCTTGCCCATCCTCTGTCTCTGTAGGGGTGACAGAAGGTCTGGGGCTCTACTTGTGACGCTGTTTTGCTGCTCTAGTTTTCTTTGCGTCTACAAGTTAGGGGCCTGTGGTGCTGGTTGTCTCTGGTGTGCTTCTTTTGAAACAATAGGGTCTAGATGGTTTAACCTTGCTGTTCATTACGGACGTGCTGTTGAACATTTCTGTCCTCCTTTAGGGGCTTTTAGTTGGATTCGGGACATAGGGTGAACACGCAATCTGGCGGTTCCCCTATTAGGTGTCAAATAGGTACTTATCCACAGGGGGCGTCTTATTGCTGCTCTAGCATCTCAACTAGACCACGCAGGGCGCTGGGCTTTGGCTTGATGTATTTCCGCGTTGTCGCCTCAGACTTATGGCCCAACAGCAGTGCGATCATAGCTGTCGACCGATCAGCCGCTGCCAAGTGTGTGGCCGCAGTATGTCTGAAGGTATGAAAGCAGTAGCGGCTGTCACCATTGAACAGGCGGCACCGCATGCCCTTTAGACCATCATAGAAGCTGCGGTGGGTCCAATGCCTTGCAGGGTTGTCGCCCAGCGCCTTCACGGCTTCCCTGGCTTGACCAGTGAGAGGCACAAGACGTTCGTCGCCGTTCTTGGTTGTCTCTAGATAGACACAAGGTTTGCCGTCTACATCCACCAGCGTCTGTCGGTTGATCTTGAGTATCTCCCCAAGACGCATGCCAGTCTGAGCGGCTATAGTACAGAAGTGACGCATGTAGGCTTGAGGGTGGTCATCGTTGAAATAAGCATCAATCTGCGACAGCTGGTCTGGTGTATAATAGAGAGGCCGCTTGTTGCCTTTGACAGCCTTCCAAGTGAACACTGGGGCAGCCTCTATAAGGCCCTCTCGTGCCGCCTGGCGGAATACCTTGGCAACCATAGCCCCATAGTGGTTGATGGTGTTTGCTGACAGCCCCTGAGCCTCTAGGTGGTCAAAGAAAGCATGTATAT